GAGAGAGAGAGAGAGAGAGAGTATTTTTTTACTATACTACTACTACAATATGAAAATAATACTGCTTAAGTGGTGAGAGGACTTCGGAGAGATCGCCTCAACCGGGCGGAGGACCAAAAATGAGTAAAATACAGTACGAAGAAAGACGCTTTGCGGCTAAGACACTACGCCGCATCGAGCAAGCAAACGAGATCATCGAGGAATATGGAACGGCCATGACCCTTCGGCAATTACACTATCAATTCGTCGCCCGAGATCTCTATGAGAATACCAAGCAGAATTACAAGAAACTCGGCGACATTGTGAGAAATGCAAGAATGGCCGGCGTGATAGATTGGGATTCAATCGAAGACCGGACTCGCTCCCTATACGGAAAGACGACTTCGGACGATCCGGGCGAGGCAATCAATCGCGCTCGCTATACCTACTTCGAAGATCTATGGATTGACCAGCCGACTCGGGTCGAAGTTTGGATCGAGAAGAACGCCCTCACCGGGGTAATTTCCCCGGCTACTTCGAGAAATCGTGTTGACTACTTCCCGACTATCGGCTATCCTAGCATTTCCGCCCTCAAGGAGGCTGCTTCTAGGCTCAAGAACTACAATGACCCCCCATCATGGAAGGGCGACGATGTAGTGCCTCAAAAGGTCGTTATTCTCTATCTCTCGGATCACGATCCCGAAGGAATGGAAATGCCCGAGAAGGTGCAAGAAACTCTCGAGACAATGGGCGTCGAGAACTTCGAGGTTCAACGGATCGGATTAACTCTCGACCAAGTCCGACAATTCAACCCGCCTCCATCATTTGCGAAGGAGACAAGTTCCCGGCATACTCGATATGTCGAGAGATACGGGACCGATGAGGCATGGGAACTCGACGCCCTCACCCCCGAGGTTATCCAAGACTTGATTCAGCAGGGAGTAAATCAGCATCGAGATAACCGCCTATGGGAAGCCGCGACCGAGAGGGAAGAAGTTTCGAAAGATCGAATGAATGAGATCTCGAACCGCTTCGAAGAAATCATAGAATTCTTGGACGAGGATGATGATGATGACTACTGAGGAAATCAACGTCATTTGTTTCGACTGTGGGTTGGCTTTTACGGTCTTGGCCGAAAGTCCCGAAGTCATCAAGATATTCGCCGAGGCAGGATGCTTGAGTCCGGATTGCCGGGCCGTCCATGCCTTGCTACTTTCGGAGGATGAATCTTGAAACTCGCTTGCTCATATTGTAAGATCGTCTTTGACTGTCCTGACTTCGAAGCGGTCGCGGCTATTCAGAATCAGCAGTGTTTCATCACCCGCCGGGGCGTGACTCACAAACTCACAGAGGTCCCGAGATCATGAGTCACAATACTTCCGTCTCACTAGATCCCGAGTCCGCTAGGCTGGCTCAAAGGATGAAGCGCGAGGGCAAGAACTTCTCGAGGTTTGTTCGAGAATGTCTTCATCTATACTACCGCGACGATAACGGCGGAGAGCATCTAGGCGAGGTTGTGAATTGGCCCGGTTGTGATCCGTATTGCCTACCTACCCGAGCGCACTTCTGCCGCGTTTGCTGGCCGGTTGGAACGCCTCCGCTCGAGGCTCTTGGCGCGGCCCGCGTTCATGTCGCAGAATTAAACGAAGCGCGGTCCTCGAAACATCGAGGCCTAGTTCGAGATAATCTCATTCCTGATCTATGGAGCGAGCGCGAGGACGGGGCAACCGTAGCCTCAGAAGAAAAGGGCGTCCTTGAATGGCTTCAAGATCGAGCCGAAGACCACAACCGATTCATTATGCCGCTTGCGAACCTTGATCTCGAGGGAAACGCAAAAGCGGTCAAGGCCAAGAAAGCAAAGAAGGGTTTGATCCGTAGGATTCTTACCGAAATGGGCCGATGAGACGATTTCCGCATTTCGAAGCATCATGGTACGCCTGGTCGAGACAAAAAGTGCGATTCTAGCCGAATTTGATTTCAAGAATCCGAAAAAGGGCCATTTACCCCCTACCTAGCGCAACCGCTTTTCAATCCGGACTCAATGCGTCTCCGGCTTCATGGACTAAACGCCTCAACCATGAGGTAACGGCGATCGTGACCGCTACGACTCCGATCGTCGTATTCCCTACTCGATCGTCCACCGCATCAACGATGCCCGAGGGGATCGTAATCCCTGCCTGCACTTCTTCGACGAAATCCTCTGCTGTTTCTATCCCTGCCGCCCCTAGAACGGCCCCGATCAACGAGCCGACCCATCCACCCCTCGCACCTAGTCGAGCGCCCGCAAACGCTCCCGCTAGGTTTTGAATTTCGAGCCAATCCCATACTTGATCCATCGTCATTCCATCGGTCACTTCTTCCCAATCCTCGGGGAGTATCTGAGAGAGTGAAATACCGAGTATTCCGGCGATCAAAAGAAGCGTTGTATTGTCGTTAATCGCCGTCACGATCGGAGTCGAGATATTCCTAAAGGAATAAGCGGTCTTGGCCGATTCTAAGATTTGCCGCTCCTTCGTTCCGAGCGTTATTCTGAGTTCTTGGACCTTGACGCCATCTACGGGCAAACGGGGCATTGGATCACTCCAAGAAGCCTCTAAGGTTGCATTGTCCTTCTGCCGTGTTTGCGGCGCTCGATGCGCACACAATAGACACCGGGCCGGCTACTCTGAATTGCCCGGCTTGGAGGCCGGTGAAATTGTTATTCTGATCTTGTTCAACGCCGCCGCCCTTCAACCCGCCAAAGAGTTTGGTCACTCCATCCTCGCCCGAGATCGTGAAGTCATTCAATGTCTCAGCGCCGGCGGTTGAAGGCGCGACTAAGTATAGCCCCATGAACTCAGAACCATCGAGGCCCCATCCACTCACGCACGTTATCCACAGTATGCGCCCCTCAGGGACGGCGGTCAAGAAGAAGCCCTTGTTTGCGTCGCCACCGGCAGGGATCGTGCATTGAGCGGCTACGGGATCCATGCCCTCACCGCTTGTTAGCCCAACGGAGAATCTCGCGCATTCTCTTAGGCCCGATCAATTCAGAATCAAAGAGGGTCTTGGTCGCTTTCTTGACTGAGGCCCGCTCGCCTGCGGACATGATCTTCATTCGAGCCTTTGCTCTCTTGGAGATCGCCATTAAGCATCCGTCCGCATTACCAACCTTGAATTTAATGCGACGGGCCAATTGACGCGCTCGAACTTAGCGGCAGAATCACCCGCGCTCGCTGAGAACCCAACGGTCCCACTCGGAACGCCTGAGCCGTCTAGGATATAGACGGGGGAAGTTAGTTCAGCATCATTCGCGCCGGCGACGGCGAAAACGTGACTGATCCGGCGACCCTGTAATGTCGTGCCTATTCCCTGTCCGTCGAGGATGGAAAGGAACTCATGTTCGCCGCTCGAAGCCGGCGTCACAATAAAGCAGTGGTATTCGCCGCTAGTGCAAGCGACGCTAACGGCGGCTTGCCTCGTCGTACCAGCGTTCGCCATTACCTCGAGGGTATCTCCGGAAGCGATCGTCTTTGGGTACGGGAGTGGTGCAGGGAGACAGCAATTGCCTCCGGACGTACCAGCGCCGCCGCCGCCGGGAAGGGCGGCCTTAATGTGGCCCGCTGAGAGAATTACCGCGTATGTGAAATCGTTCTCTACTTGGAGTCCGGCCTGAGCCGCGACGAAGCCCGGGTATTGCTGTTGAGCGAACGTCCCGAAAATCTGTTTCGAGCCTACAAATTGTTGATCCGTGAGTACGGCCTCTTGAGTTCCCTCAGTTTGCGCGTTGTTGTGCAACGGGACGACCGATGATCTCGAAGAAACGACTGATCCGTAGCAATTTACATCCGCCATAGAATCACATCCTCACCGATTTACCAAAGACGGGGTGAATCAAATTTCTCGTAACTGAACTCAATGGTTTCCTAAGCAACTTCCTGCCTATCGAAAATCCGACCGAGGTCGTGAATCCTGCGAACGCCATTGGAAATATGTTCGCGGTGAAATTGGATCCCATCGCGGAGATCGCCAACGAAGGCTCCTGCACAATGTCGGCGAGAGATATTTGGGTCGCGCCGGTCACCGTCATCGTAGAGATCCCGAGGCCGGTGTCATATACTGAGGTCTCGCCGAGATCGCCTTCCCCGCGTATCAGTGCGGAAAGAGATCCGCCGGTTATTCCTTCGGAAAGGATAGAGGCATAGGCGAGCGCCTCAAGGCCGTTTAGAATTGAGAATGTCTTTCTTCGAGATCTTCGCTTTGCCTTTCTTCGCGCCATCGAAACCAAGACCCGCGCTAACTCGCTAATAGTAGTTTCATACCTACTTATTCAACACCGCTGAATTTGCCGTCTTGACCGCGTTTGCTCGAAAGCGCATCAATTGGAGCCTGCCCGACCTTCTCAGTGATGAAATGGGCGATCGCGGCCTGAACAGGATTAACGGGCTCGAAATCCCCTAGCGATCCGCTCTCAATAACTGTCTTGATTGCTCGGGCCATGCTTCCGTCAAGATCTTCGAGGGAGGATAGCATCAGAGAGGACATCTTTGCCGCTAGATACAGGTTCAAAACCATATTTCCGAGGACCAAACCCGCAACGATCGCCCATTCCATCAACCCTGTCATCCCAACCCGAACCTTAACCATTCCCAAACCGGCCATGACCGCCTTTTTTTAGCCCCTAAGAGAGAGAGAGAGAGAGAGAGAGAGTATTTT